AAAACAAACCGTGGCTATCTGGTGCCTAGGTGTCATAATATTTGCAGAAAACTATATACTATGGGATTATCTAACTGGTTTGGTAAGAAAAATGCTGATGTAGAAACCTTGGAGAATGCGATTGATAAGGTAGATGGGTCTATCTTCTCAATACTAGGTCAAGGAGCGTCGTTTAGTTATGGTGGCTCCAATAATGTTTATAGACTAGCTGCGTTTATGCAAATCCCAGAGGTTAATGCTATATTTAATTTACGTGCACGTGCTGCAGGCAACATGCGTATAATAGCTGTAGACATTTCGACTGGGTTGGAGCTTGATATTAAGGATGACTTTGTGCAATTAATTGAAAACCCAAACTACTTCCAGAGTAAAGAAGAACTATTCGGCCAAACAACATTATTCAAAGACATCTTCGGCGACGAGTTCATGTATGCACCAATGCCTGTTGGTATGAAGAAGCCATCTGGACTTTTCACACTGCCACCACAGTCAGTAGAAATGGAAGAAAGAGGGTCGTCACGTGAGAATGGTCCGTTCTACTTAGAAAAAGCCATACCACAAAATATCGTTTATACCTTTCAGGATTACAATGGTAGGAAATACGATTTAAACAAAGATACGCTGCTACATCTTAACGATAACAATGTTAAGTTTACTAGTGGAAAGGACTTCTATCGCGGAACTTCCAAACTTGATGCACTCCAGCCGGCCGTAGAAAATATAAAGGCTGCTTATGAAGCTAGAAATGTACTGATCGTCAATCGCGGGGCCATCGGAATACTCTCTAATGCCGCAAAGGACGGTATCGGCGGAGTTGCACCAATGAATAAGTTGGAAAAAGAAAAGGTACAACAAGAATTTAGCAAGTATGGTCTAACTAAGAACAAATGGCAAGTAATAATCACAAACCTAGCTCTGAGCTGGCAACAGATGGCAATCGACGTCGACAAACTAAAACTATTCGAAGAATGTCGCGAAGATACTTTAAAGATATGCGATTCATACGGCACACCATTCGAAATGCTTTCATCGATACGAAATACTACATTTGATAACAAAAAAGAAGCTCAGCGTCAGTGGTATCGTGACACTATTATCCCGGAGGCTAATATGAGAATTGCGGGAATGAACAAGAAATTCAACACCGCAGAACGAGGCTATCGTTTAGTGCCCAAATTCGACCACTTACCAATTTTCGAAACTGAACGTAAGGAAAGAGCTGCTTCGTTATTGATGACAGTTAATGCACTTACTAAGGCACTCGAAGATGGTGCAATTACTATTGAAGAATACAAATTAGAACTTAAAAAGTTTGGAATAAAATAATGTTACGAAAATTAGAATATAAAATAAGAAAACTGCAATTCAAGATTAATAAAATGGTAGAATTTTGGAGAATGTATAAAACTTATTGTATATTTCTTGATGCAAAATGTGATGAACTTTATAAAGAAAAATACAATGGCACTATTCAAAAAGAAAATTAATAAGGGTGACAAAGTTGAAGTCATAAAAGACTCCACTATATGCCAAATATACTTGGGTAAAACTGGCACAGTATTAAACTTATGTCCAAACCCATATTTACCAGGATGGCTGTCTCCATCTAATTATAATGTTAAAATAGACACGCCAGATAAAAGTTGGGATAATTCAGTATTTTCTCGAAAACAATTAAAATTATTATAAAAATGAAATTCGACGCAGATTACCTTATAGAAAAGAAAAAAGCTCAACCTTGCGTCTCCAAATGTAAACGCCATGGCTACGAATATACACATTATTTTAATACGTTGTTCACCTGGTAGACATTATTTTTACTTTAGATTATTATGTTAGGTAGATATTTTTACTATATAGTTTTGTAAATTAGAGAAGGTTGTACTGCGACAATATCTTAAGTGCGTAAAATTTAGAACCGGAGACTAAGCCGTATGTTGAAAAGCATATTTTTTTATAAAATATTTATTTAAAAATATTTTTTTAATTAAAAAGTTATTCTTATCTTTAAGTATTGAAAATAAATAAAAAATAACTATTTAAAAATTAATTAAAAAATTAAAATTATGACTAAAAAATTATTTAACTTAATTACTTTATTAAAAGAATTAAACTATATTAACTATAATATAGATCAGGTAGAATTATATAATTTTAATATTAATATAAATAATAATTATTATATTAATATATTTAAAAATAATTATTACTTAGTAGAAATTAATAAAGATTATAAATATACTAAAATAACTTATACTAATTTAAAATTTTTATTAGAAAACTTTATATTATTTTAATAATTAAATAAATATTATAACTCAGTAGTATTTATTACTGAGTTATTATTATATTAAGTTTCAAAGAACTTAGGAGGGGAGTTGACTTCAGTCTATACCCATTAATATATACACATAACTGCATATATAAATATATAAATATATAAATTAATTCATAAGTTAAATAATAAAAACATGCTGAATAACACAGTATAAAATTATAATAATTCAAATAATATTAGTATCTTTAAAGTATCAAAATAAGAATAAATATTAAATAATAAATAAATGAAAATATGTTATAAAACATCAGTAAAAAATATTAAATATCAAAATTAATTAGTATCTTTAATTATAATTTAAAAACAAAGTATGAAAACAAACCGTGGCTATCTGGTGCCTAGGTGTCATAATATTTGCAGAAAACTATATACTATGGGATTATCTAACTGGTTTGGTAAGAAAAATGCTGATGTAGAAACCTTGGAGAATGCGA